CGTTCACGATTACCAAAAGTATTGATCGGTTCATCATCTTGTCCTGAATCTGCAATACCTTGTTGTGCAGTAGGTTCTGCATCATATAATCTCATTTTACTCCTATCAATACCAACAACAAAGCGTTTATAGTGATTAGGGTCACCAAAACGATTTTTTAATTGTTTGACCATGATTTGATTTAGTTGTTCTAGTTCTTCAGTAGAAATCAAAGCAAACATAAAATCGGCAGTTGCAGGTAAACCAAAAGATTCTGATGTATCTTCTAGACCTGGATCTGTATTTGTAAAACCACTTCTTGTAGTTTGTGTTGCAGAAACCACAGGCACCGCAAACTCAACAGCAAGGCCTCTCAATTCTTCTGCAATAGCCTTAATATAAGAATAGGAGTTTACACTTGCACCAGGTTTAATCCTAGATGACGAACAAATATTCAAATAGTCAACAAAGATAATATGTGGTTTAAAGTTTTTCTTTAAATGCAATTCATTCAATAACGATTTGAAATGCAATGTCGATGCGGCCGCAGTAGGGTATTCTTTGATAATTAATTTACCATGTGTCTTGTTGCGTAGAACATCAAACTTCCTATCATAGTCATTTTTACTTATAGTATGAAGTTCTTGCATATCGATGTTCAATAAATTGGCATCAATTCGTTCTGCAATCTTTTCTTCTGCCATTTCTAAAGTAATATACAATACATTATGACCTTGAGAAAGACAAGAAGCTGCCACATGGCACATGAATAAAGACTTACCAACGCCTGTACCAGCCAAAGCAATATTGAGTGTCTTTATTGGTAAACCGCCTTTGGTGATCTTATTAAACATGTCCAAATCGAATTTAATTCGTGCTTCGGTCTTATGATAAAAATCATATCGATCATTTGAATCTTGAATATAGTCGTGACCTACTGAAGAATCAAATGAAACTCCAAGAGCATCACTCAATAAACCAGGTATTTCACCTTTAGATTTTTTGTGTTGTTTGTCATCTAGAATTGAAACTGATTCCATGATGGCATTATAGATTGCTTTATCTTGGCAAAACCTTTCAGTTTGTTCAATTAGCCATTGTTTTTCAGTTAGGTCGTTTTTGTTTTCACTAAGTTCATTGAGTAGTGAGATGGAATCTCTTACTTGATCTTCTGATAGTGTTTTGGATTCTGTAAAATTAATTACTAGAGATTCGTGTGTGGGTAGATTTTTATATTTGTTAATGAACTCGGTAACTTCATTAAAAACAGTTTTTTCTGTTAAGTCGGTAAAATAATCTGATTTAATGAACGGCAAAACTTTACGGGAATAATCTTCATTGTAAATCAGGTTCTTCAATATTGTTTGTTCTAGTCGGTTCATTTTCTATAATAATTTCTGAGAGTATATCTCCCATTATTGTAACAAATTCATAATCATTTTGCAATAGGTCTCTATCATGTTCACCAGAATAAAGTATATTGTAACTAAAATTTAATTTGGGAATATTGAATTCCATGGTAAACTTGACCAAGCCATAGGATAAAACTACACCAGTATATTTACCTGATGTAATTTCAATCCAAGTGGCATCGTCATGCGGTGATTGTTGAAATCTATACTTCGGTAATTTCTTCTTCGGTGGAAATATTGTTTCCCATAATGCTTCCAAAGGATATTGAATATTTCTTTGAAACGAACTCTTTAAACTGTTTATCATTTAATAAATCTTTCCAAAATTCTTTAGTGTTCGTGTCAGCTTCACGGAACTTCTTATCACTAACTTCACCAGTTTTTTGATCGACCTTTGCATACCAGCCTGCTGAAGGCTTAGTTACAAAATTGCCTTCTAAGGCAACATCAAGTAAACCAGAATACAAATTAATACCACCATCAAAAGATACTGTGACTGGAATTTTGGACTTCTCACGAACATAACGAGATTTCTCAACATTAATGATAAAGTTGTAACCTGAAAGTTCAGTACCAGTCTTATCTTGTTGGCGACCAAGAATCCAAATAGTGTCAGATGAATAGTAAGAACCTGTACCACCACCAACAATATCTTTAGGGAACATGCCAATTTCTTTGTAAGTATGATTTACCACAACCAATGGAATATCTTTGATTGTTAAGTGTGGTGTCACCATACGGAATAATGATTTCATTTGTTTTGCACGGGACATATCAGCAACTGTTTTACCATCAAGAGCATCATCAACTTCTTTCTTTGATGCCAAGTTACCAATAGAATCAATAACAATAATGACACGATCATTCTTATCTAATTCCGATAGTTGCTTCATAATATCTAATTTGAGTTCTTCAACATCGGTAATTGGAGTGTGCAGTACACGGGAAGTATCAATGTCAAATGTTTCAAAATACTTTTGTGGAGTACCAAACTCTGAATCATAAAACAATACAACAGCATCTTTATACTTTTTAAGAAAGGCTGATGCCATCAATAAAGCAAATGCTGTCTTAAAGTGTTTTGATGGACCTGCCAACATTGTAAGGCCTGGTACAAGACCGCCATCGAGGCGACCTGATAGTGCCACATTAATCATGGGCACTTCTGTTTGAATCATGTCTTTTTCAGTAAAGAATTTGGACTTTTCAAGAACAGCACTTTCTTTAATAGTTGAATTCTTTTTTAATTTATCTAATATACTCATTTTAAAATGAACCTCCGTCAAGTTTGGTAATCTTCGATTTGGGTATTACTTCGTTCTTTTCTTCTTCATATTGTATCACAAGTTCTTCATCTTCGTCAAGCTCTATTACATGATCTACCTGTTTCTTTTTATCTTTTTTGGTAGATTTGGTAGTATTTCTTGTAGTGATTTTATATGTCTTTTGTGCCGCAATTAATAACAACACGGCAAGTGGATCAAATACAATAATGATAATAATAATTACTGCTCTTACTGCTTTATCTATAAAAGATGGATCATTTTTATCATAGAATAGTTCAGCAATATATTTAATCGGACCAATTTCTGCCGCCAATTTATTTTCTTCAGATAATAATGGCAATTTTTGTTCTGTTAATTTTTTTAACTCTGCTTGAGCATTACGAATATCACGATCAACTCTAGAAGAAGTTTTTTCTGGATCACTAGCTTGCTTTAAAAGATATTCTAATCTATCTTTGGCAATTTTTTCTTGTGTTTCTAATGTTCTTAGTTGTACTGTATTGGCACCCAAAACAATATTAGATTCTAAATGAGCTTTTGAAAGATAACCAAAAATACCCATTGATGTAATCATCATCAGTACAAATATTGCAATTGAAAAATAAGTTTTTAGTAATGTTTTTTCAAATTGCAAATCATAATCGATATATTGATGTATGTCGAATTCTTTTGGTAACCTAACTGGATAAGAAATAACAGTATCTCTTACAGTATTAGGTGATTTTAAATATGCAAACTTTAGTTTCTCACCATCTTGTATTAAAGGATATTTTTTAGTTAAACCTTTTTCCTTTAACAGGTGATTGTAGATGATTGCACCTTTGACATGTATTGGTGTACCTTTTTTATATAGTGTAACCGAATCTTGATATTCTTTAATGCCATTAACACCTCTTGGAAAAGATATTTCTTCTGGTGGTAATGATTTAAATTCTTCACGAAAATCTGCAATAAATTTTTGCACATCTTGTTCGTTTTGTGTAATCATCATTTTAATCACCAAAGACATTTTAGCTCTAATGGCAGATGGTGTGGAAGATTTTACCATTTCAAGACCCATAACTTTCATGTCAGGTTCATTGTAGGCAACACCCTCATTGTTATATACATGCATGATATAGCGTTTCTTGGCAGTCCATATTCCTTTGTCTGCCAAAGCTTCACGCTTCATTCTCATTTTTTGTGAATATGCGTGGACATATGTAGCAAGTTCCTGATAACTCTCGTTGATATACGGCTGTATTTTATCCTCACAGACCTTGTCCATGAAGGAGATAACTCCTGCAGGCGTTTTGTCCTGCGAATATGCCTTATCAACAAGTTCACCAAGACGTAAATATATCGAATCTGTATCCGAGGCGATAACATAATCTTTTTCCGTTTTTAGTAATTTGTTCATGAATAAATTCAATTTATTTTCAATCCATCGGATAGAAAGTTGGCCTGCCAATGTAACGGCAAGAGCCTGCCTTAAATCATAGAATCGAAAATATTGCGAACCAAGAGCACCATAAGCGGAGTTTAATGAAACCTTTTTAGCAAGTTGTAGATTATTATATCTTGAAACTAACTTGGCAATCTCCTCTTTCTTTTGAGGATTAGATTCGTCCTCATAATCCTGTTTCGCCTTCAACATCATCTTCTTAAACTTCTTACGATCTTCATACATTTCTTCCATCATTTTTGGTAAGAAACCTTGAACATCGGTTCTGAAGAACTGACCATTTGGAGTAACTGTTACATCTTTTAAAGACGATGTATCAACTTTCTTTTCTAACATCTTTTCAACTGAAACACCATCCATAATAATCTTACGCATTACATCGGTGTAATTTTCTGGTTGAACTAAAGTTTCAGGTGAGATGTTATATTGCATCATCAAATGAGGATATAGACTATCAAGGTCAAATGATGCAACCCATTTGTGCATACCCACTTGAGGATCTTTTACATATGCACCCTCAAAGGCCGATTCTTTTCTCTTTACAACTTTTGGTGGTACAATAATTCTTTTCGCCAATAAATTGGAATAGATTATTGAATCCCACATACGAGTTTGTGCAAACACATCTTCGTAATTTGTTTTGGTATCATAGGCAAGAGTAATTGCCAATTGAAGTAATTTTAATTTATCTTCAAGTTTAACAATCAACTCAACGTCTTTAATGTTATACTCAATAAACTTTTGGTAGTTCAAACGATACAATTGATGTAGATTATCATACTCATCAAAAGAAAGTTTTGATTCACCAAGTTCAACATTAGCAATAGAATCCAATTTGTAAGACTCTTGTGATTTACCACCTGGTGCATACCATTTATATAGTTCAATATAATCAAGTGCCGCTATGCCTGAAATTTGATACGAAATCATTTCACGGCCATTGTATACTGATTTTCTTTCCCACACATTATTCCATGGTGAAAGTTTTTTCATTTCATCTTCACCAAGCAAAACACGAATACGATTCACAAGATATGGTATATCAAAGAATTCAGTATTCCAGCCTGTTAAAATGTCGGGATAATTTTCTTGCCAATCCTGTAGAAATTTCTTCGCAAGATCAATTTCATCATTACATTTATGGTATATTTCTTTACCTTTTACTTCATAGTCACCACAACCATAAACATTAATATCACCATTCAATTGATAAACAGCGATAGCGGTAATTGGTTCGGTTACTTTATAAGGATCAGGAAAACCATTCTCTGATCCAACCTCAATATCGACAATTGCAATATTTAAATCGTTAATATCAGAATCAATTTGACCTTTAAATTCATCAGCAATAAAAGCATATTCGTATCGATCATTACCATAAATTTTGAAATTGTCAACGCCTTCATATCGTTTGACAAAATCACGGGATTCACGAATTGAGTTAAAACGCATCGCCTCCAAATTTTCACCAAACAAGGTTTTAAATTCGGTAGGTTTCTTAGAAGGTAAAAACAAAGTAGGCGAATATTGGATTTTCATCCTTACTCGCCTACCATTTTGTACTCCTCGATAGAGAATGTTGTTGCCTTGTACGACAACGTTTGTATAATACTTACTCACAGAGATTTAGCAATTTGTATTCCAGATCCAAAAATTGAATTATATTGATTTTCTAATTCAACAACGGGTTTAGTGGTGCAGAGAATGTCCTCATTTTTAATTACAATACCATCTTTAAATTCCTGACTAAACTCTAGAAAAGGAACAAAAGCAATACTTGAAGCTTCACTTGCAGCTCTAGGCGGTACAGACACAACTTGAACAGGATATTTAATAGTTACATGTGAAAGTAACGCATCATCTTCTACCTTACCCATTAGTGTGTGGTTTGTTTTGAGTGTAATTAATTTGATTATCATACTTTCACCTGTGTGTCAGCGTCAAGAACAGCAAGAGTAACCCATCGTTTCGGGAATAACATTTCACGACCACGAAACTCGTTCATGTTATAATTGGGGTCTTGCACAAATCCCAACAACTCAACCTTGTTATCAAACTCACGCAGATATAAATCATACCGATCTGCTTGAATGGTTTTGTTTTCGATAGCAAGTCTTTTGGCCAATTCACGAATATTCATACTTTTCCTTAACATAAAAATACATTATAACATAACTTCAATTATTTTGATTATCGCAAATATCTTTACCTGTTAAATGTTTGTCTTTATATTCTTCACCACAAATTCTCATGGTAATAGGTAAAAACATTAACAAATCTTCTAAATCTTTTTCAGTATCATAAACAATAATTTCATCTACAAATTTTACCGCAGAAAGTTGTACATATCTTTCTACGATAGATTGAACTGGTTTATTTTTTGTATCAGGCCTATCAATTGTTGGATCGGTTTGTAAACCAACAATTAAATAATCACAAATTTGTTTACATTCGGCCAACATTAAGATATGACCAGCATGTAGTAAATCAAAAGTCGAACAAGTAAACGCTACAGGTCGACCAACCATTTCATCAGGCAAAACTAACATAATCACTCCATTTTATTTTTTGTCAAATTTTTTATTATGATGGATTCATCTATTATCTCAAAATCCAATTCATCACCTACTGTCCAACCTAATTCTTTTACCATTTCGTCAGGCAGATGAATAATTGCATCACCAAAACAATCTACTGCTATAACCCTAGTTGTGTAACTCTTTAACACGGTTCACCTCGACATTACATTGATTGAGAAAGTTTAACCCATCATCATTTTTATATGTATCTCTGTAAAAAAGTCTTTTAATTCCTGATTGATGAATTAATTTGGCACACTCTATGCATGGCGCATGAGTGACAAAAATATCGGCACCATCTGTTGAATTTGTTGATCTAGCAACTTTTGCTACTGCATTGGTTTCTGCGTGAAGTACTTCTGGTTTGGTTTTTGTTGTTGTAGTATCGTCACTATGCTGTATAATATCTTCACAATTATTGTTCCAACCTGATGGCATACCATTGTATCCAATTCCAATAATGGTATCATCTTTGACTATAACACAACCAACTTGAAGGCGTTTTGCTGATGATAACTTTGAATAATTCTCAGCTGCCTTCATGTGGGCTTCGATAAATTTAGGTTTCATCCTTATCTTTACCTTTTTTCTTTTCACGAACAACCACAGCAGAACATAACTGTGCCTCAATCATCATTTTCTTGTAGTCAGTTTTTTTCTGACCACTTAAAGTGGATAAAATTCTTTTTGTTTCTTTATCCATCTTAAAAGTTTTATTGGGTTTCATCATAATATTTTATCACATAGTTAATAATTAATAGTCTTGAGTTTTTTTACCAATATTGTATTTTGGTATCAATTCCCATTCGTCTTTTTCTTTGAAAGATATAATTTTTATTTGATGTAATGGTGCAATGTTATTTTCCATAATCTTAGGATTTAAAATTGTTACTAAACCCCATTCAGATAATAAATTGGCAATTGCATTACGCCTTTGTATATCATTCTCAGAAATGTTAGATGGCTTTCCATCAAGTGCAAAAAGTTCTTTAAAGTGTACAATATAATATCTGCCTTGTTTGTGTAAAATGTGGCAAGACTGATATAAAATTCTCTCTTTGCGTGATGAAACTCCAATACGAGTAAGTGTTTCTCTTACCTTTAAAAAATCGTCCTGATCGTTGAGTTTTACCTCAACGAATTGTGCAAGGTCAACCATATCACTTCCTTAATCCACCGGTATCGGTTTGTTCTTTTAGTTTTTGGATTTGTTCATCACTAAGTAGGCGTATTGCATCACGAGCTTTAATTTTTGATAGGCCATACAACTTTTGAATACATTCTAAATCATCATTCTGTACTGTTTTAGCCCACTTAGCAAATGGTCTTTTCTTAGACCTAACGGTATTTAGTAAAAAGTCATTTTGCAGTTTGGAATCAATAATATGCCGTCTATTCATCTCATTTGCATACATAACATATCACCACATTATCTCTAGTGTAGTCTAACTTATCATCTTTTCTATCCACAGATGGAGCTAAAGGATGTTTTGGAAAATACTCTGGATGATTGTTGAAGATTAATTCTAAATCTAGTGGTATTTTAAACCAATAACACAATTCATTTTGCTCTTGCCAAATTTGCTCTAAATCATTTTCATCCAAATATAGTTTGCTTGGAATCCAAACTTTACTATTAGGTAAAGATCCTGCTCTAATGCCAGAAGAATCGTGCATCATTCTTTTTTTATTGGTTGACGATTTGATTATAGTAAATTCACCATTAGCATCTCGACTTAATGCGTTCATTTTGATGAGATTGATCAGTTTCTTGGAAACTTTTCTTGTCATCATATTATAACATTCTAACTAAACCAATAACATCAATCGTCACCAATAACAAGTAATTAGCCAACATACCAAATGATTTCCTAGTATAACTAGCCCAAGCATACATAGCACAACCAGCAATCCAGATAGGATATAAAATGAGTAACGGAGGATTGGGAACAGTAAGAGCCATGGCAATCGCACAACCAATACTAATAGACCAAGCAATAAGCTCAACAGCAAAACGAAACTTATTTGAATACCAGTCATCTTTAATCCAATTAAAAGTATTTAAAAATATATCTATCATACAAACTCGCAATTTACCATTAGGTCGGTTAAACACGCAACAGTATTAATTTCTTGATCTGCAACAAAAGCGGACTTATATTGGTAGTCAGCAAGAATAATAACTGCTTGAGGAATAGATTGCGGTTTTAATACTTCGTACATCATGTCATAAAGTTTACGAAACAATGTTGTGGAATCCATATCATTAGAAGCAACCCATTTACGAATTGCACCAAAATCTTTTTCAGAAATGAATTTTACAATCTCTTTAAGTGGTACATCACCAATCTGAGCAAGAATGCCAGTATCGATTACTCCGAATTGAGAATATCGTTGCAACTCATTTAAAACACGGCGGAAATCAGGAAAATGTTTTTTGATTAATTCCGCAATAACTGACTTTTCGAACTCTACTTTTTCACTTTGCAAAACAGACTGTATTCGTTTAAAGAACTGAGTGGCCATCTTGTCCTTCTCACCATTCTTTAAATTGAATTCAATAACTGCACATCGACTGTGGAGTGGATCTATAATACGATTTTTAAAATTACAAGTAAAAATGAAAGAACAATTACTTGCGTATTCTTCAATCGCATTACGCAAAGCCGGTTGTGTTGAATTGGGATTTAAATAGTCTGCTTCATCAATGATGATGACTTTTCTACCGCCAGCCAAACTCATTGATGATGCATAATGTTTAATTTTAGTCCGAAATGTATCAATACCTGATTCATCAGACCCGTGAAACGGCTTTTTCATCCGTTCTGGTAAAATACATTCTTCTACTGTTTGCGGCCTGTACTTCTCTGTCCACAATAAATGTTCCATCAAAATACCTCATAATATAATATAAAAAAATCAAATTTACAACTTATCAACCTTTTGTAAAAGTACTTCCTGTTTCTGTTGCTATCCAATACTTGAGTGGAACATTTTTGTTTTGAAACTGTGCCAATCCTTTAGATGAGATTTGTACTGTATAAGAACCAGTTAAAACTTTACTAAGGTGTTCAGTTAAGAAAACCATTTTAAATTTATCACCATTACCTTTACCAACTTCTAACGCATCAGTATGTGAAGAATTGTTTTTCAAATCACTCGAAACAATATTGATTGTTGAACCATCAGATTCAATTACGACATTGGGTGTATTCAACACCTGCGAACTTTTCATCACCCATGATAAATCTTCAGTAGATAAATCAAAAGTAATTTCTGGATCAGGAAGCGTAATTGCTTTCTCTGGAGGCATAACAATCATTGAAGGTTGGCAATAACGATACCTCTGTTTGCTTCGACCTTTGTTACCATTAATAATTACATTAGTTCCATCAAACTCAAAAACCGGATCATCAGTATGCATACTAATTACTGATAGAAAATTATTTAAATCTTCTACTCCGAAATCAGAAGGAATATCTTCTACGATGGTAGCTTCAGCTAGAATGTTTTTGTTTTTAGAAATTGTTTTGAGAATTTTACCTTTTTTAAAGTAAATACCCTCATTGATTGAACCAAAATTCTTTAATACACCAATTGTTTGTGTAGATAGTTTCATTTATTACTCCATAATTAAGATTTATCATCAACAGAATATATTGTATCATGTTCGTACAGAAACATGAGGCAACAAAGAGCATGTGCTAAATGGTTTTTACCTGATTCAGGATCATCTTGTTCACCATTTTGCCATGCCCACACATGTCTTTGCATAGCATCAAAATACCTTTGCTTCGAATTAGGCACATGTTTCCAATTATTCGGTTCATATTTTTCTGCACCAAATGTTAGAATTTCAACTGTTGCTTGTAATGCTGCTGGTGGTAAAAGACTATATTGTAATTTACCACCATCAAATTTACGGCCGCCTGTAGTGGCATTTTGAGAACTTTTGATTAAGTCTTTAACAGAAACACCTTCATAACCCACCAGTTGTGGCTGTTTGTGAATCTTTAACAGTTTCAGCTATACCAACCATTACAATTTACCTGTCATAGCTGCAACAGCAGGCATATCACCGGTAAATGGATATGATCCAATGTGTTGAGTTTTCATCCAAGGACACAACCAAATTTCTCCACCAATCTTACGCCACATTTGGCAGAACATGTAGTCTTCCGATAAGTAACGATCAGATCCACCACCTGTGATAGAATCTTTACTATCAATGACTGTATCAAAATACGCATGAATGTAACGAGTACCATCAAAGTGTTTTTGACCAACATGATCTGGTTTATAACGAATATTTGGAAATGCCTTTTCAAGTTTTTCAAATACTGTTCTTTTAACCATCATGTAACCCGTACCAATTTCAAGAACTTCTAAAGGTTCGGT